GCGACGGATCGCGCGCGCGCCGGCGACGACACCGAGAGCGGCCAGTTCGTCAAAGGGCTCCGCGATCAGGTCGAGGCGCAGGCGCGCGCCTACGAGCGCGCCGCCCACTCCATCGGCATGACGCGGGAGGCGGCGGCTCGCTACAACTTCGTGCAAGGCGCCCTCGACGACGCCGCGGCGCGCGGGATCACCGTCACCGACAAGCAACGGCAGCAGATCGAGCACCTCGGCGACGCCTACGCCCGCGCGGCCGAGCAGGCGAAGCGGCTGGAGGAGCGCCAGCGCGCCGCCGCCGACGCCGCGGGCTTCCTGGCGGACAGCCTCGGGGACGCCCTGATCTCGGCGATCGACGGCTCCAGCTCCGCCGAGGACGCCCTCAAGGGCCTTGTGCGCTCGCTCACCGACGCGACGCTGCAGGCGACGCTGCTCGGCAAGGGACCGCTCGCCGGCATGTTCGGCACCGACAAGACGGCGGTCGAGGGCGGCCCGAACGGTGGCCTCTTGAACCAGCTTTTCGGGAAGGCGTTCGGAATGCCGGGGACGGGCGGCAAGCCCACCGGCGCCGCCGGCGACCCGCTGTGGGTCAAGTCGGCGGACGCGGCCGGCATGGGCGGAGGCCAGGGCGGCGGCGTAGGCGGCATCTTCGGCGCGATCGGGAAAGCCTTCGGCCTTGGCGGCGGCGGGCCAGGCTCCGCCTTCGCGCCCGGCTACTTCGGCCAGGACGGGGGCGTCTTCGGCACGCTGGGCGGCGCGGATATGATGGCCGGCCTCTTCCATGACGGGATCCCGAGCGTCGGCACCGGCGGCTCCCGCCGCATGGCGCCGGCCGCGCTCTTCGCCTCGGCGCCGCGGCTCCACTCCGGCCTCCGGCCCGGCGAGTTCCCCGCGATCCTTGAACACGGCGAGCGCGTCACCTCGAAGCGGGACGTCGCCAGGGAGCGTGGCGGCCGAGGAGGCTTGACCGTGAACTTCCTCACGCCCGATATCGGCTCGTTCAATCGCAACGGCCGACAGGTCGAGCGGAGCCTTAAGCGGAGGCTAGGCAAGCTGTGACCGATCTCTCTCCCGCCGAGCAGGCGGAGCGCGCCCTCCAGGCGCTCCAGCGCTCCTATCTGGTGCACGTCGTCCCGCCGGGCCCTGGGCCGCTGTTCCTCGCGCTCACGCCGAACGAGGCGGAGCACGTCACGCTCATTCAGGACCGCGCCGCGGCGGCGCTGGGCGTCGCCCGCGACAGCTTCGAGATCACCGGCGTCGAGCGGGCCGACTGAGGTGGACGCCTTCCTCGACCTCTACATGCCGGAAGAGATCAAGGGGATGCCGTGCCGCTCGCAGCCGCGCTTCTCGACGAAGATCGTGCTCGCGAAGTCCGGCGACGAGGGCCGCAATCAGAACTGGCGGACGCCGCTCCGGCGCTTCGTGCTCCCCGAGGCCGTCTCCGATCAGGAGAGCTTTGAGGCTGCGCTCGACTTCTGGCTCGTGACGTCGGGGCCCTTCCACTCCTGGCCCTTCCGCGATCCCTTCGACTTCGCGAGCGTCGCCCTCGACCAGCCGAACGTGGAGCCGGAGATCGCGCTCGACGACCAGCCGCTCGGCACGGCCGACGGCCTGGCCTACGCCTTCCAGCTCGTGAAGCAGCGCACCGTCTCCGGCCGCACCTTCGAGGAGGATATCTTCCTCCCGATCGTCGACACGGTTCTCCTCGGTATGAACGGCTATGCGCCGGAGGACGTGCCGGGCGGGCTGGGCGGGCCCTACTCGGCGACGATCTCCAGACCTGGTGGGCTGGTGACTTTCTCCCCGATCCCGCAGGCGGGCCTCGTGCTCACGGCCGGCTTCCTCTTCGATCGCGAGGTGCGGTGGGAGGGGGACGACAGCTTCGACGGGATCATTCACTCCCTGGAAACGACGGGGGTCGCCGAGATCGACCTCGTGGAAGTGAGGCGGTGCTAGATGGCCGGTCTTTGGTGCGATCACTTCGGGCAGTACGCCAGCTCCGCCGAGCTCCTCGATGGCGTCTACGCCGAAAACGGGTGGGCGCTCTCCACCGCGAACCCGCCGCGGGCCGGCGCCTCCCACCTCCGCAGCAGCGGCGGCTCGCAAAGCCCCTACCTCCGGCGCGTCTTCGGCGCGGCCAAGAGCGCCGCCGGCGTCGCCTACCGCTTCTATGTGCCGAACCTTCCGACCGTCGAGGCGAACTACCTTTTCGCCTTTCCTTGCATCAAGCTCTTCTGGTTCCTCGACGCGGCGGCCGGGTGCCAGATTTGCGTGGTGCTCGGCACGGACGGGAGCCTCGTCGTCTACCGAGGCTTCTACTTCTCCGACCGACTGAACGGCGGCGCCGGCACGCTGATCTCCCGCTCGGACCCCTGCCTCCAGGCGCGGGCCTACAACCACATCGAGGCCCGCTGCTATCCGGCCGACAGCGGCGGCACCTTCGAGGTGCGGGTCAACGGCGTGACGAAATACAACTACGTCGGGGACACCCTGGCCACCGGCCTCGTCGAGGTGTCGCAGTGGGGGATTGGGGGCGCCTGTGGCCTCTCCGGCGTCGCCTACATGGATATCGCGGACCTCCACGCCTGGGACACCGAAGCCGGCGAGGGGCCGGTCGATTTCGTCGGCAACGCCGGCGTGATGCGGCGCAAGCTCAATCAGGACACCGCTGTGGCCGATTGGGCGCTTTCGACGGGCGCCAGCGGATATCCGCTCCTCGTCGACAAGGACGACGCGACCTACATCGAGGCGGCGGCGACCGGCCTGAAGAGCGCCTTCCTCGGCGAGGACCTCCCGGCCGGCACCGAGGGGATCGTCTACCAGCAGGCGTCCTGGCGCGGGCTGAAGACCGACGCCTCCGACTGCGACGTCCAGCCGGCGTTCATCTCCGGCGCGGAGGTCGGCACGGCCGACGCACAACCCATGACGCCGGCGGAGACTTGGCGCTGGGCGATCATCGGCTCCGATCCCGACAGCTCGGGCGCGCCCTGGACAGAGGCCGCGGCGAACGCGTCGGCGGTGCAATTCGAGCGGACGCTCTGAGGCCATGGTGGCGAACGCCAGGATTGCCGAAGCCGATATCGCGGTCCTCGGCCAGCCGCCGACGAGCGCGCGGATCGCCGAGGCGGATATCGCCGTGCTCGGCCAGCCGCCGACCGCCTGCCAGCTCGCCGAAGCCGATATCGCCGTGCTCGCCTACGTCGGAGAGTGCGGGACGCAGCGCTGCGATCTCTGGAAGATCACCCGGAAGGACGGCCGGGTCTTCGCCTTCACGTCGCTCGACCGCGACTTCGAGTGGATGGGCCAAAGCTACAAGCACTGCGCCAGCCTTGCCGACACCGCCTCGGAGCAAAGCTCGGAGCTGGGCCAGATCGGCTCGGTCGAGCTGACCGGCATCCTCGATGATGATTCGATCACCGCCGAGGATATCTACGCCGGCCTCTTCGACGACGCGGCGGTCGAGCTGTGGGTCGTCAATTGGGGCGACGAAGTGGACGAGGGCGCGCCCTTCCGCGTCGCCGCCGGGTGGATCGGTCAGCTCTCCTTCGGCCAAGCCAGCTTCACCGCCGAGGTGGTCGGTCCCACGGCCAGGCTGAAGCAAACCGCGCTGGTCGAGTTCTTCACGCCCGGGTGCCGCTGGGACTTCGGGAGTGACGAGTGCGGCGTCGACGCCGAGGCCCTGGCGCTGGTGGGCGTCAACGTCACTAGCGCGCGCGATCGCTCGACGCTCTTCTTCGACGCGCCCTCGCCCGGCGGCACGGCGATATGGAACGGCGGCACGGTGCGCTGGACTTATGGCGAGAACGCCGGGATCGAGTGTCAGGTCGATACCGTCGACTTCAGCGCGCAGGCGCTCTCCCTGTGGGACCTCGCGCCTCGGCCGCCAAAGGCCGGCGATCAGTTCGACTTGATTCCTGGGTGTCCCAAGGACAAGGCAAGCTGCGTCGTGTACGCCAATCTCATCAACTTCGGGGGCTTCCCCGACGTGCCCGGCCCGGATGCCCTGCAACAGAATGCCGATGCTCTCTTCACCGCGAGCTGATCTCGTCGCCGAGGCGCGCCTCTGGAAGGGGACGCCCGTCCGGCATCGAGGGCGCTCGCGTGGCGTCTCTGTGGATTGCTTCGGGCTGGTGCTGGGCGTCGGCATCGCCGCAGGCGTGCTGGAGCCCCTCGGCGACGCCTTCGAGCCCTGGGCCGCCTACGGGCGCGTGCCGCGGCCCGATAAGATGGTCGCCGGCCTCCAAGCCTTCATGCGGCCAGGGCCGGCGGACGGGTCCTGGCTCCCTGGAGACGTCGCCTTCGTCGCCTGGAGCGACGTCGACGCGCCGATCCACCTCGGTATCATGGCCGAGTTCCAGGGCCGGGCGTCGATGATCCACGCGGACGGCACGCCCGAGGTCGAGAAGGTTGTCGAGGTGACGTGGGGCGGGGCCTGGCCGCGCCGGTGCCACGGCTTCTGGCGCTACCCGGGGCTCGCCTGATATGGCGACGCTCGCCCTTGCAGTCGTCGGCCAAGCCCTCGGGGGCCAAGCCCTCGCGACGGTTGGCTCCATCGTCGGCGGGCTGATCGACAACGTGCTGTTCCCAGGGCCAAAGCCGCCCGAGCCGAAGGTCACCGCCTCGACCTATGGGAACGTGATCCCCGAGGCATGGGGGCCGGAGAACCGCCTCGGGACGAACATGATCTGGTCGTCCGGCTTCAGGAAGCACAAGTTCAAGACGGCCAAGTCGTTCCTGAAGGGCGTGCTCGGGAGCAGCCTGGCGAAGCAATCCGAGTATGTGATCGACCTCGCGATGGCGGTCGCGAACGGAAGCCGGCGATCCCTGGAGCCGAGCTGGTGCCGGAAGCTATGGGCGAACGGCACCGTGATCTTCGACGCGGCCGACGCTGTTTCCGAGCCGACGCCGGACAGCAACGGTGTGGTGACCTGGGACCTTTCCCACAAGGCCCACGCCATGTTCGACACGCTCACCGTCTATCCGGGGAATTTCAGCCAGCTCCCCGACCCGACGATCGAAGCGAAGGAGGGCGTCGGCGAGGTGCCGGCCTACCGCGGCACGGCCTATTTCGTGATGACGATGCTCAAGACGACCACCTTCGGGAACGGCGTCCCCGTCATCAATTGCCTTACTCGAGCCGACGAGGAGATCACCCTCGGCGCGATATGTCTGGATATCGCCGAGCAGTGCGGCATCGACCCGCTCTCGGTCTCGACCAGCTCGCTCACGCACGCGGTGCGCGGCTACGCGATCTCCGGCCAGGCTGACGGGGTGAGCGCTCTCCAGCCGCTCGCGCTCTGCTACGACTTCGACGTGGCGGAGGTCGCCGGCAATCTCCGGTTCATTCCCCGCGGCCAGCCGGCGCTATGCGCGATCGTCAACGATCAGCTCGCCGGCCACCCCTACGGCGACGAGCAGCCAGACGCTTTCGACTGGCCGCGGGATCCCGAGTATCAGCTCCCGAAGATCGCGGCGATCAGCTTCAACGATCCGGCCAGGGACTACAATCAGAACACCCAATCGGCGAAGCGCCTCTTCGGCTCGGCCAACTCCAATATCTCCGCCTCGGTGCAACTCACGCTGACCTCCGACGAGGGCCGGAAGATCGCCGACCGGATGCTTTGGGAGGCCCAAGTCGGCCGCCAGACGCTCACCACCACCGTCGACGATCGCCTGTGGTTCCTTGAGAGCGGCCGGAACTACTCCTTCGAGACGCCCCTCGGCCAGGAGACGGTGCGGATCGTCGATCGCCGGCGCGGGACGAACGGCGTCATCGAGATCACCGGCAAGCGCGACCACTCCTCGCTCTACTTCTCGACGGCGCCGGGCGCCTCGGCGCCCTCGACGCCGAACCCGCTCCTGATCGGCGGGCCGGTGAACCCGCCGATCTTCGTCGAGGCGCCGAGCAACTTCCCCGGCGTGACGCAGGCGACGCTCATGATCGGCCTGTCCGGCGGCGACGGCACGACGGCCAGCGCCTCGTGGGCCGGCGCCTCGATCTACGCCTCCACTGACGACTCCGATTACGTCTTCGTCGGGAGCGTCGGCGCCGCGGCGTGCATGGGGAAGCTCACCGCGCCCCTGGCGGCGCACGGCGGCGGCAACCCCGACGCCACGCACACGCTCTCGGTCACCACGGCCATGAGCGCGCAGGACGTGCCGTCGATCAGCACGGCCGACGCGGCGCGAGCCTCGATCCCCTACTACGTCGGTGGCGAGTTCATCAGCGTCGAGACCTCGACGGACCTCGGCGCCTACGCCTTCGATCTCACGAACCTCTGGCGGCACCTCTACGGCTCCTCCGGGGACGCGCATATCGCCGGCGAGAGCTTCCTTCGCCTGGACGAGGCGGTTTTCCGCTTCGCAGTGCCGGCGGAGTACATCGGCGAGACGATCTACTTCCGCTTCGTCGGCTCGGGGGAGACGCTCACCAGCGTCGCGACCTACGCCTACAATCCCAGCGGCGCCGGCTACGGCACCGGCGCTGGCGGCACCCCTGGCGCGCCGACGATCAGCGGCGTGACCGCGGCGCCGGGCGGCAACGTCGTGCAAATCTCGGGGCTCACGCCGGACGACAACGTGACGGACTACGTGGTCTATCGGGCGGACGGCCTATCGGCTCCGTTCGCGGCCGCCGTCCAGCTCGGCCTTGTGGGCGGCGGCTCCAGCGGCGCGACCTACACGGACACCACGGCCTCGGTGGGCGCGGAGTACACCTACTTCGCCGGCGCGCGGAACGTCATCGGAGAGGGCGATCCCTCGGCCGGCGAGGACGCCACCACCTCCAGCTCGACGCCGGGCCAGTACGGAGCGGTCTTCTCGAAGGGCGATATCTCGACGGCGCCGCTTTCGACGGTGATCGGCCGCTTCCCGAGCGGGATCGACTGGAGCCTTCCGGCGACCACCGACACGCCGGCCGGCTACGTCGACGGGAAGGTCGACGTCGCCCCGAGCGCGCAAACCGACTTCGATCTCCTGCGGGACGGTGTGTCGATCGGCACCGTGCGCTTCGCCCTGGGCTCGACGACGCCGACGCTCATCAAGGCCGCGGCCTCGGCCTTCGTCGGCACGGACTACCTCGACCTCAAGACGCCTGCTAACCTGAACGGAATGCGGGGGGCCTTCGGCGTGATCGTCGTAGGCCAGAAGACCTAGGAGACGAGCCCATGGTGGAAACCAAGATCGGCCGGCGCTACCGCGATCGCATCACCGGCGTGGTCGGCACGGCGAAGGCGAAGATCAAGGACCCCGAGGGGAAGCTCCTGGCGGAGAACGCCGCCCCTGACGGCGGCCACGCCTACGCGGAGATCACGCTCACGCAGCTCCGGCTTGAGCGCGAGCACATCGAGGGCTCCCCGGAGAGCGACGCGACGCCGGACCTCCCCATGGCGCAAGACATGCGCTTCTATCAGGACGACCGGCTGGAAGAGGTCGCTTGATGCCGAGCCGCCACGTCAAACCCGGCTACCTCCTGATCGACAACCGCCACGCGCCGCCGGTGAGCCTGGCCCAAGCCGCCGCCGCCGGCCGCGAGGTGCTCGGCGCCGGCGTCGCCGGGGTCTTCGAGGCCGACGTCTATTCGTGCGCGCACTGCGCGGCGACCGTGGTCAAGAACCCTGATCGCGTGCGGCCCCGCGGCTACTGCAGAAGCTGCGACGCCTTCACCTGTGATCCTTGCACGGCCTTCGGCGTGTGCTCGCCGGTCGCGAAACAGATCGAGGAGGCGCTCACGAGGATTGAGCGCGGCCAGCAACCGGGGGCTCCGCACCGTGGCTAAGAGAACCTTCAAGTCGGCGACCTTCACTCCAGTGGCGGTCGCCGACACGACTAACTTCACCAACGCCGGCTACATGGCGCTCCAGGGCGGCTCCTCGACGCAGCGCAGCCGCGTCACCGAGGTCGAGCTCGGCGGCCAGGCCGCGGCCTCCGCGCCCTCGATCATGATCGTGAGCCGCGACTCGACGGTCGGGGCGACGCTCACCGCCTTGACCACCGGCGAGAGCGATGCGGCCAACGATCCGGCGACGGCCGCCCTCGCCGCTCCGGTGGTGCCTTTCACGGCGTCGACGACGAAGCCGCAGCGAGCGGCAACGCTCGGCCTCCTCAACCTCTCCTACAACGCCTTCGGCACCATCATCCGCTGGGTCGCACCGCCAGACGGCGAGCTTTGGATGCTCGGCAACACCGCCTCGTTCGGCGAGCTTTCGCTCTCCTGCTACACCGGCGGCACGCCAGGGCTGACGGGCGCTCATATCGTCTACGAAACCCTCTAGGCCCTCTCCGTGGCCGCGCCGGTGATCAACTTCCGGGGCGGGGAAGACTCCGAGTTCCTCGCCAGCGGCGCCGCCTCGGTTGTCACCACCGGCGGCTGGTTCCGCGCGGGCTACGCCAGGGCGGCGCTCTATATCCAGGCGAGCGGGAACTACTGGATCGGCCAGCTCGACGGCTCGGCCAATCTCTTCGCGCTCTCGGTCTTCTGGTTCGGCGCGCGGCACCTCACGCACTGGTCGACGTTCGGGAACACCTTCGGCGGCTTGATGCTGGAGTTCACCGACTCGTCGGGAATCACCCGCATCAGGATCAGGAACACCGCCGGCGGCGGGGCCACGCCCACCGGCCCCTACCAGCTTGAGAAGCTCAACTCGGTCGGCGTCGCCACCGCCCTTGGCGCTACCTTCTCGCCGGTGTGGAACTTCGAGGCGCTCTACTCGATCTTCGTGAGCGTGAACTACGCCGTCGCCGGCCAGATTGACGTGTGGGGCGCGGCCAGCGACGGCACCTCGGCGGTGCTCCTCCGCTCCTACGCCGGCGACGTGACGACGGACGGCGTGACCCAGCTCGCGGGCCTGAAGCTCGGCTGCTCGATCACGCCAGGGATCGCGAACCAGGCTGGCACCGCATGGTCGGAGATCATCGTCACGGACAGCGACGCGCGGTCGATGAGCCTCGCGACGGTCGCGCCCGTCGCCAACGGCAACACCCACAACTTCGACACCGGCGCGCCGGCCGCGGCGAACGTCAACGAGACGACGCTCTCGGTGACGACCTTCGACGGCTCGACGACAGCCGGCCAGCTCGATCAATACACGATCGGGGCGCTCCCCGCGGGGAGCTGGACGATCCTCGACTTCGCCGTCTCGGCCGTCATGCGAAAGGGCTTCAGCGGGCCGGCGAACGCGGACCTCAACGTGCGGAGCGGCGGAGCCGACTATCTCACCGCCGATATCCCGCTCACGACGATCTTCGCCCTCGGCTACCAGCGCTCGTGGGCGACCGATCCGGCCACCGGCGTGACGTGGGCGGCGCTCCCCACGAACATCGGCGTCCGGTCGGCGGCTTGAGCCCATGCCGGTAGTCACATGGACCGACGACGGGGCCGGGAACCCGATCTCGGGGACGGACGAATCCGACCAGCTCGCCGGCCGGCGCCCGAGCTCGCTCGTCGCCCGCAACTCCCAAGCCTGGGTCACTTGGTCGCCGATCCTGAACGGCCGGCGATCCCTGGACGTCGCCAAGCTGATCGGCTTCGCGGCGATCGCGCCGCCGGACGTCGTGGCGGTCGCCAAGCTGATCGGCTACGCCGTGATCACGCCGGCGCCCTTCTGGCGCCGCCAGGGGCCGTGGCAGAACCCGCCGAGGCGGAGCGCCGCGGCGGTGCAAGATTGCGTCGTCTCCGCGCCGGCGACGCTCTACGGATCGGCGGCGCCCTTCACCAGCCAGCCGGCGCCGAACCCGCCGCCTCGGCCGCGAGCGCCGCACGCCGGCTTCACCGCCTCCCTGAACGTCACGCTGGTTGTCGCCGCCGGCGACGAGGTGGTGGTCACCGCGATTTGGTGACGCGCGGCGGATCAGCCCAGGGCGCGGCGCCTCGAAGCGGTGATATCTCCCGCGCCTGCGGTCGGTTCGAATCGCTTGTGGCGCAGCTCATGCCATGTGAGTTTCGCCCCTGCGTTGTGAGGGGGAGCCGGCATGACCGCTCTTGAGTGGGCCCTTTGGGGCCTGGCGGGCGCCTTCGTCTATGCGGCGCCGCGAACTGTTGTGGCCGCGAGTGAAACCTTAGCGGCCGGCCGGAAGTTTCTTCCGGTGTTAGCAGAAGGCGCCGTCGCGCTCTTCGTCGGCCCGATTTGCTCGGTCGGCTTGGGGCCCGTAGCGGGTAGCTACATTCACGCCGCGAGCGGCGACGGCTTGCGGGCCGTGGGCCTCGTGGTAGGGATGGTCGCGAATCCGGTCTCGCCGCTGATTGTAAAGCTGGTGAGCGCTGGCGTTCTTCGGCGCTTCGGGTCTGACAAGGACGGCGAACGATGAACCTCGACTTCTGGTGCGCGGCGTCGGCGGGCGCTTCGGCGATCTTCCTCCTCACCCGGGAGGCGATGCTCTCGCCGCACAACAAGACCTTCCCAGCGGCGCCGCCGGTGGTCCGCGGCTCGCTCTTCATCAACGCCATGGCGCACGGCGTGACGAGCTGGCTGTTCTTCGAGCACCAGCTCCACGCGGCGACGCCCTACGCCGGCGCGGCCGAGGGCGCGGTCCTCCTAGCCTTCGGCGGCTGCGCCATCATGAACGCGGCGCTCTTCGGGAACGTCCTGGCCCAGCGCTACAAGCCCGAGGTCTGGCGCCGGCTAGATCGCGCGGCCGAGGTGGTGAAGCGGTCCTGCCGCCCGCGGGGCCTCCGCCCGGCTCTTGTCCAGCGTCGTCGCAGCTAGGGGCTTGTGCGAGCGGTCTGCGGGGTGTTGAGCTTGGGCTCCTCACCCTGGAGCCCCTCGCATGGCCTACGCCTTCGGCGCCACCTCCCTCTCCCGCTCGCAGCACGTCGACCCCCTCTTGATGGAGGTCTTCGCGCTCGCGCTCTCTTACTCGAGCGTCGACTTCGGCTTCACCGAGGAGCAGAGCCGCACAGCGGCCGAGCAACAACACAAGGTCGACACCGGCGTCTCTAAGGTGCCGCCAGGCCCGAAGGCGCGCCACATGCGCCAGAAGGCCGACGACAAGTCGAAGGCCGGCGATCTCGTCCCCTGGGTCGATGGCCGCTTCCAGTGGGGCGACGATCAATGGCGCATCTATCCGGCCGCCGGCGGCGAGCCGATCTATGCCTTCCACGAGATCGCCCTCGCGGTTCGCCGCGCCTCGATTGAGCTCGGTCGCAAGGTGCGGTGGGGAGCGGTGTGGGATCGCGACCTCGCCGATCTCCCTGGCGATCTGGCCGGGATGCGCAAGGCCGTCGAGGACTACAAGGCGCGCCACGCGGGCTCCGACTTCCTCGACGGGCCGCACTTCGAGTTCCCGCTCTAGGCCGGGGCCGGCGCATGAGCGGCCCCGTCACCGTAGCCGTCTCCACCGACGAGGTGGCCGAAGCCCTGGAGGTGCTCCGCTCGTGGTCGGGGCGCGTCGAGCAGGTGCCCGAGCATCTGAAGCGGGAGATCATTCGCCTCGCGGCGGCGCCGGACGTTCTCCGGCTAGAGGGAAGCGGCGCCTACCTTGAGATCGCCGCTTCCCCCGAGCTTCGAGCGCTGGTCGCGAACCTTCGGATCATCGACCGGCGCTGATAGTCGCGGCGCCCTTTT